ATAATAAATAAACTCCAAGGGACAACTATGTCTGGATTATTAGAACCATCCGTAAAAATTGAGATTGAGATACAAAGCCAAGAGAAAAAGGGCGAAGCGTGTCCAGTTGCCACAGGTGACGTAGAAGTCAATCTTGAGAATCGTCAGAAAGCCATTGATAAGGCGAACTACGGCCCAATGAATCCCAATGAGCCAAACGCTGATTACTGGCGTGAAATCTCAAAGGCTTGGAGAAACTCTCCAGAACAGGCTAAAAAGTCTCGTTGCGGAAACTGCGCTGCTTTTATCCAAACCCCCAAGATGCTTGCTTGTATTGAATCAGGTTTAGAGATGGGCGACAACGAGATGGACGCATGGGAAGTCATTGATGCTGGCGACTTAGGCTATTGCGAAGTGTTCGATTTTAAGTGTGCTTCCAAGAGAACTTGTGAAGCATGGATTAGTGGTGGGCCAATTACCGAGGAGAAAGACAATGGGAACAACGAATCAGCAAGCGGTCGAGATGATGCAGAAGTATATGCAGAAGAAGACTAAACCCATGCCTGTCCGTGGAGAGCGTACAGCTAAAAACGTACAGAAAAAGGCTAAAAAATGATGGGCTTGTACAGTAATATCGCTGCAAAGAAGAAGCGTATAGAGGCGCAGAAAGCAGCAGGGAAAACCCCAGAGCGTATGCGTAAAGTAGGTAGCAAGGGTGCGCCTACTGCTGATGCTTTTAAACAAGCAGCTAAGACTGCTAAAAAGAAGTGATTAAGCGTGGGTCAGAGCAGTTTTCTGGCTATAACAAGCCCAAAGCTACTCCTAGCCATCCTACCAAGTCTCACGCTGTTTTGGCTAAGTCTGGTGAGGATGTAAAACTTATCCGTTTTGGTCAACAAGGCGTAAAGGGTTCTGCTGATGGCAGTAAGCGTAACGAAGCGTTCAAGGCTCGTCATGCAGAGAATATTGCCAAGGGTAAGATGAGTGCAGCGTATTGGGCTAACAAGGTAAAGTGGTAATAAACCTTGGCTAGTGGTATAAACTAGCCTTTTAACTTCACCAACCCGAAAGGGAGTGATAAAACATGACACAAAATCGTAAATTAGAATGGCGTTCAGTATCTACATTGATTCCTTACGCTAGGAACTCACGCACACATTCTGATGAACAGATTGCCCAGATAGCGGCAAGCATTAAAGAGTTTGGGTGGACTAACCCAATTCTTATTGATGGCGACAACGGCATCATTGCAGGTCATGGCAGACTTTCTGCTGCTCGTAAGCTAGGACATGAGGAAGTTCCAGTTATAGAGTTAAAAGACCTAACCGAAACCCAACGTAAGGCATACATCATTGCCGACAACCGCCTAGCCTTAAACGCAGGGTGGGACAACGAGATGCTGACCATCGAGTTAAACGACTTACTGGCTGACAACTTTGCTTTGGATATATTAGGGTTTGACCCTAAAGAACTAAACGCATTGCTTGAGCCTGAGGTTGTTGTTGGTTTGACAGACGAAGATGATGCGCCAGCAATTCCAGAAGAACCAAAGAGTAAATTAGGAGATATTTATCAACTTGGAAAGCATCGTGTCATGTGTGGAGACTCATGCAATATTCACGACATGGAAAAGTTATGCGGTGGTCAGTTAGTGGATATGTGGTTGACAGACCCTCCATATAATGTTGCTTATGAAGGCAAAACAAAAGACGCCTTAAAAATTCAAAACGATAGCATGGGCGATGACCAATTTCGCCAATTCTTGCGGGATGCTTATGTAACAGCCGACTTAGTAATGAAGCAAGGTGCTGTTTTTTATATATGGCATGCTGACTCAGAGGGTTACAACTTCCGAGGTGCTGCACAAGATGCAGGCTGGAAAGTGCGCCAATGTTTGATTTGGAAGAAGTCTAGTATGGTTATGGGTCGCCAAGACTACCATTGGAAGCATGAACCTTGCTTGTATGGATGGAAAGAGGGTGCTGGACACCTTTGGGCGACAGATAGAAAACAAACAACTATTTTAGAATTTGAAAGACCTTCAAGAAGTAAAGAACATCCAACTATGAAGCCTGTTGCACTCTTTGAGTACCAAATGCTAAACAATACAAAAGGTGGCGACATAGTATTGGATTCATTTGGCGGTAGCGGAACAACATTACTGGCGGCAGAAAAGCATGGTCGGCATGGGTACTTGATGGAATTAGACCCAAAGTATTGCGATGTCATAGTAAAGCGATGGGAAAACTTTACTGGTAAAAAAGCTATGTTAGTAACTGCTAACGAAGAACCTTCGGAGATATAAAATGCAACAGGGTAAAAAATATGCGCCTACTGACGAGAATAAGAAGCTAGTAAAGACTCTGGCTGCTGTTGGTATTACCTTTGAAGACATAGCTACCAAGTTAGAGATTAGTTCCGATACGCTGGTAAAGTATTACAAGAAGGAACTAGATGATGGGCGCATCGATGCTAACGCTAGTATTGGGCAGACCTTGTTCCAGCAAGCAAAGAACGGCAATACTGCTGCGGCTATCTTTTGGCTAAAGACTAGGGCTAGATGGAAAGAAACCCATGCTGTCGAGCATAGTGGGCCAGAAGGTTCTGAACTGGTCATTAAATGGCAGAGTTAATAATTCCTTATAAACCAAGGCAACACCAGTTAAGGGTGCATGAATTATTAGAAGGCAAACGCTTTGCGGTAGTGGTTGCTCACAGGCGGTTTGGTAAGACTGTTGCTGCCCTAAACCACATCATTCGTGAATCGTTACTCAACCAAAAAGAAGCCCCAAGGTACGCCTATATAGCCCCTACCTACGGACAAGCCAAGAGGGTGGCATGGGACTACCTTGTAAAGTATGCAGAGCCTCTGGGTGGCACTAGCAATATCTCAGAACTTAGGGTGGACTTCTGGGGTAGGCGCATCCAGTTGTTTGGGTCAGACAATCCAGAAACACTCCGTGGACAATATTTCGATGGGGTCATTCTTGATGAAATCGGTGACCAGAATCCTAAGATATGGACAGACGTATGTAGACCAAGTTTGGTAGACAGACAGGGCTGGTGTCTCTTTATTGGTACGCCAAAGGGACATAACCACTTCAAAGAACTGCGAGACAGGGCAAAAACAGAGGATGGTTGGGGATTGCTAGAGTTCAAAGCCTCAGAGACAGGGGTAGTGGATGATGTAGAACTGAAGGCTGCTAAGAATGAGATGGGCGAGGATAAGTATCGCCAAGAGTTCGAATGTAGCTTTGACGCTGCTGTAGAAGGCTCTTACTATGGGCAAATCCTCAACGAGTTGGAAGAAAAGAAGCATATGCAAGAGATTCCCAGAGAGGAACTAAGTAGGACTTTTACTGCTTGGGACTTGGGAATGGGTGACTCTACGTCTATCTGGGTGGCTCAATTGGTGGGTACTGAGGTGAGATTACTTGATTACTACGAGAATCACGGAGTAGGACTAGACCACTACGTTAAGTGGATTAAGGACAATGACTATCTCAAAGCAGAGCATATATTGCCCCATGACGTTAGGGTCAGGGAACTTGGCACAGGTAAGAGCCGAATGGAAATGCTTGAGGAATCAGGACTAGAAGTCAAGATAGCCCCAAGGATGGGACTTGACGATGGCATCCAAGCGGTAAGACGATTGCTGCCAAGGTGCTGGTTTAACGTGCCTAAAGTGCAGATAGGGCTGAACTGCCTGAGAAACTACCGCAGAGACTACGATGAGAAGCGTAAGATATTCTACGAAAGACCACTACATGATTGGTCAAGTCATGGCTCTGATTCGTTCCGCTACTTAGCCCTTGGATTGGATGAAGGACATTCAACGTGGGATAAGCCTATTAACAAATCACCGAAATGGATTGTCTAATGTATGTACAAATGCAGGGTGTAAATCTAGCACCTAAAGTAAAAGAACTTGAAAAGCGTATCGAAATGCTTGAAAATGTGGTAAATAAGCTAAAATTAGACAAACCCCGAATGGGTCGCCCTCCAAAGGATAAGCATGGCACAGAACGAACTGAAATCAATCATCCAAGCTGAGGTGGACGATGCGATTGGCTACATAGAAAGCGAAACTGTTGAACAGCGCAAACAGGCTTTGGAGGCTTATCTCAGGCAGCCTTATGGTAATGAAGTTGAGGGTAAGTCTCAAATCGTTACAGGTGAAGTTGCAGAAGCCATTGATGGTGCTTTGCCTTCACTTGTTCGAATTTTCACAGGCTCAGACAATATTGTAGTCTTTGAGCCACAAGGCCCAAGGGATGAAGCCTCGGCAAAACAGGCCACAGACTACTGTAATTGGGTGTTCAACAGGGATAACGCTGGTGTAGCTATTCTGCATGATTGGTTTAAGGATGCTCTCTTACAGAAGAACGGCATCGTTAAAGCGTATTGGGAAGATAAAGAAGACATTACCAAAGAGCGTTACTTTGACTTGTCTGATGACGAGTTAGCGATGCTGATGAGCGATGAGACTATGGAAATAGTCGAGCAAGATACGACAGAGTTTCCAATATTTGACCCGATGGGACAACCAGTTATTGACCCTATGGGTATGCCTGTGATGGCTTCTACTCATAACGTAGTTGTCCAACAGAAGAAAAAGTCAGGCAAAGTAACGATTGAGAACGTACCTCCCGAAGAATTCCTGATTAGCAAGAAGGCTAGAACTATTGCTGATAGCCCATTCGTAGCCCACAGGCAGATGTTGACTCGTAGCACCTTGGTTGCTATGGGCTTTAACAAGAAGCAGATTGAAGGCTTGCAGATGGGTGATGCACTAGCGTACACACCAGAGCGTGTGGCTCGTTACTCTGCTGGTGAGCAACCTTATCAAGTTCAGACTGATGACCCCTCAATGCAAGAGATTGAAGTCTTTGAATGCTATGTCAAAACTGATATAGACGGAAAAGGCATTGCCTCACTCGTTCAAGTGTTCTACGCTTCTAATGAGATTCTTGAGGATGAGAAGGGCAAGGAGATGATTGAGGAAGTGGACTATGTTCCTTTCCACTCAATCTGTCCTATTCCAATTCCGCATAAGTTCTTTGGTAACTCGTTGGCTGATAGAACAGTTGACCTACAGTTAATCAAGACTACTATCACTCGTCAGATGTTGGATAACTTATATCTGACAAACAATGCTCGTGTAGTTGCGGTTGAAGGTCAAGTAAATCTTGATGACTTGCTGACATCTACGGCTGGTGGTGTTATTCGTGCCAAGTCACAAGGTGCTGTGCAGCAGTTGGTTGTTCAGAACGTGGCTAATCAGGCTTTCCCGATGCTTCAATATCTGGACACAGTACAGTCTAAGCGTACTGGTGTATCTGATGCCTCACAGGGTTTAGACCCTTCTATCTTACAGAATGTTACGGCAGCAGCAGTAGCCTCAATGCAACAAGCTGGCGCAGGTAAGATTGAACTGATTGCTCGAATCTTTGCTGAGACAGGCGTTAAGTCTTTGTTCAAGGGCATACTACATTTGTTATGTAAGTATCAGGACAAGGCTCGCATGGTGCGTATGCGTGGTGAGTTCGTAGAGTTTGACCCTAGAACATGGGCTAACCAATACGATGTGTCTATTAATGTGGGTTTAGGTGCTGGCAACAGACAAGAGCAAATGGCTATGTTGTCTATGGTTCTTGCTAAACAAGAGCAGTTGATTGGTCAGTACGGCCCTGCCAACCCTTACGTTTCCCCTGCTCAGTACAGAGGTACTTTGGGACGCATGGTTGAGATTGCTGGCTTTAAAGATAGTGCTGAGTTCTACAAAGCGATTACCCCAGAGCAAGACCAAGCGTTGAGCAATCCTCCTCCGCAGCAACAACAGATGCCTCCAGAGATACAGGCATTGATGGCTAAGACTCAAGCTGAGATACAAGCTAACCAAGCTAAAGCACAAGCTGACTTGCAGATGCAACAACAGCAGATGCAG